GTTGTACGTTCTCCAATCCTTCGATGTCTACAATCAATCCATCAGGCTTAGCCTTAGCAATTGATTGCTGCATCTTCAGGTGAGAAAGTTGCAATTGGTCAGCAAAGGTGATGATGCCAGATACCATTGACTTAGGAATCATCCGACGCAAGTTCACAGCAACAGCGCTGTAAGAGAAGCGAGGACGAGACATATCGTGGATATTCTTCGGGATATTCTTCTTTAGACCGTAGTCGAACAAGTAATCCGTTCCAATGATGTACTTACCTCCATAGATGGTGGCATTCTGCATATGTACAGCCTCACGGTCATAAACAGACTGCTGAGGTGCTTTGTACTGATATCCTTTGTAGTAGAATCCGATATTGCCAAAGCGTGACTCTTTCTTCTCAAAGATGATGTCGTCAACAGAAGCAAACTCAAACTCCATCATATTGATGGTGTATTGGTCGTAGCCATATTGGTATACGCCAAGAGCAGAGTCGTAATAAGATTCAGAAAGGCGGTCAGGGTTGTTACCCATCGTGTTCATCACAGTAACAGCCATCTGTTTGTACTGGTCTTCAGTAAACTGAGTTCCAGCCATCCGCTTAAGTTCCTGAATAGAAATACGACGGAGGTGACCCATATAGATACAATCCGAGAAGTTCGGGTCGTCTGTAAGGCTATGGATAAAGTAAGCAGGGTCTACGTAGTCTTCTTTGATTCCGTAGTTCGGGTCGTTGTTGCGCTTAACAACAGCCATACCGATGCTAACGAGGTCTTCTACGTTGCGGCGATAGATACGCTCATTGAAGTCATTCCAAGAAAGCGTCAAGCGTGTAGCAATCTGTGCTGCAATCTCTGCTTGCGTCTTGATATTGGTTTCAAAGAAAATTTCTGCTTCTTCAAGGCTTTCAGGAAGAGCATCTGGGTCAGCAGATGTTTCAAGACCCATTTCCTTAGCTTCCTTAAGAATATCCTTATTCTTAACCATTGCCCGGATACGAGCCTTCTCCTTATCCTTCTCACTATGAGAAAGTGGGTCAATTGCCTCTACGTTAGGATATGGTTCAGTAGACAGAATCTTATTGACTACAATCTTAACGAACTTAGGAATGATGGGTACTGGAGACCAGTCAATAGAAAGAAGAGCACCATCACCATTGTTCGGGTCCAGAGACGTTAGAATCTGTTTGTAGATATTCGTATCCTGAGTTCCATTCGCATAGTCGCGATTGATTTGAAACTCACGCCAACGGACATTGTACAATGAACCAGTTGTGTCAACTCCTCCCCACTGCGAGTATACGCTTTTCGCGTATTGTAAACCGTACTCTTTACTGACCTTCGTTGTGTGATTCGCCAACGGGTCAGGAAAGTTTACGTTACTCGACAAGTCGATATAGTCTGCCATAATAACTTAAGCCTTTTATGCAAATATACAGATATAACTAACGCCTGATTTCCCGTGTCTTACGGAAGAATACTTTCTCATTGAAATCAGTTTTAGGCTTTTCAATCGTAACCTTCTGAGCGCCAAGCAATGCTAAGCCAGACGAGATACTCAAGTCAAATCGAGTTCGGTCATCAATCTTGAAATTCACCCAATCCTCAAGAGTTCTAACAAAGTACATATTCCCATACTGTCCGGTCTCGTCGTTGAGTCCAACGTGATGGTGGATATAAGATTCAATAGCCTGAGCGTGAGCTTGAATGACATCCTGAGAGTTAGATGGAATACCTTTTGACTTCACCGTAACGTGGGTGGTAGAACCGCCGAGGTGTTGTGGTCGGTCCATAATGTAACCATCGTAACCTCTTGATTCAAAGTATCTTACGATTCCGTATTTGTTGTTTTCTATCAAAAGAGGGAAGCCATAGAACACAGCAGCCATCAAAACATCCTCATAGAATATCTTCGCTAGAGGTGGTCTTGATGCATACTCGGCTACGAACATATTGGAAGGAAACTCCATATTGAACTTGGTCATAATATGACAAGCACCTTTAGAGCCACGTCCATCTGTAGTCACATCCAAGTCATAGGAGTCAACTCCACCTACGCCGAGGTGTGTATTGGGTGGAATCTTCTTATTCTTCTCTACTTTATATATGTTCTGCAAATGGGACGGGGGCATCCAAGTAATTCGCCACCTACCATTGGGGTCAGGTGAGAAGATAACCTTAGAGTCCTGAACTCCATCCTGCCAAACGAAGTTCCCAATTACTACAGGATTAGGGAACAAATCTTCGTTGTACTGAACCTGTTCGTATATCTTGTTGATGTTGAACAGGCTGGACTTTGTTGAATCACGAAATGCCTCGTCATCGGTAAATGGGAACTGACGGATGAATTCATTGAGTTCGTAGCTATCTGAGGACATAGCACGACGCTCGTTTCTCAAGAATGTCTTAGCTCCAATCTTAATGACATCACCATCCATACTTATGATTGGCTTCTCAGGGTCTTCAACAATAGCATTGCCATAAATATCAAAGAAACCTTCCAATGCTTCGTAGGCAGGGATGAAAATCCGGTACAATCCAGAAATAGTACGGTCATTTTCGTTCCGTTTGCTTACATCTGAGTTCTGATACAGCTTTTTGTATTGGCGACCACCCTTATCCAGTGGGTTTACCGTAGAACCTACCAGTGCTTTACCGATAATCTTACGACCAATCATCAAACAGGTACGATGGATACGCCAAGATTCGGTAATATCTGCTGGCTTCACCCATTTTCCAGCCTCATCAAGAAACAAGACGTGGGTCTTGGAGCCGTCATAGGCGTTGTTGGTGGTATTCTTCCAGTTGATGATGGTGTCTAGCGCTTCCCCGACCTGAGAAGTTTTGTTATTCTTGGTAATACGTTTGGAAGGTTCGCGAAAAGCAAGCTCAACGCGAGGATTTGTCGTACCATCTTGGATAGGTTTAAAGAAGAAAGGGTAAGAACGGAAGATTGGGAGCACCTTCGACATAAAGACAGCATCCTGAGCGTCATCACCTGTCTTGGACATAATGCCCAACAGCTTCTCCTTCACCTGAGTAGCCTCATCCACAAGGATAGAGCTACACATATTGGTATATCCAGAGCGACGACACTTAACGTACACCTGTCCATAGGATCGTGGGTCTACTTCACAAGCCATCTGGTGGATGTGTAGTTTCCACTGAAAGTGCAAGAAGCTTGGGTATCCAATATCAATCTTGCTCCACTGAAGAAACATATAGTGGTGTCCCGTCAGATAGATTGGAACGCCATTATTGTAGAACCACACACCATTCCTACGTCTTTCGAACTCTGTCTCAATGTAGTCGTTGTACTTAGCCTTAAACTCTTTAGGCATTTCGTACCACTCATCCATTGACTTAACGCCAATAAGCTCCTTAGGTGGCTCCTGACGTTCCCAGAATTGGTCTTCCTTCTTCTTATTGTGGAATAGAATCTTAGATTTCTCAGGAAGTTCTGGGAGTTGAATCTGTAAATCTGCCAGTTCAATTATCTCTCCAGAAGTTTCCTGAGGACATATATTAATTATGACCTTATCATCTATTACTTTCAAGCCAGCCATTACGCTCCTTTTGCTTTGCGTTCAGCAAATCCACCTTTGAAGTCAACTTCTTCTCCTATCTTCTTGGAATCCTCAAGGTCAAGAATCATCTGTTCAAGACGTTGACGTTCTTGTAGGAGTTCTCGGCAGTCGACTACGGACTGCTTGATGGAAGAGAGTTCAGCCTTACGTGCAGAACCGGAAATCTCAGAATCTACAGGGACGCGAATCTCCTCAATGAGGTTATTGATTGCGTCCTCCATAGAATCTAAAAGTCTTCGTGCTGCATCTACCGTGGTAAACTTATTCTTTGTAGTCATAACAGATTGCCATAATATGGTCAGTATACATACGCCATACTTTCTTCCCTTGAACCTCCATCTCGTAGTCGGAATTCTTGGAGAACAACACGATGTCTCCCTTCTTCACGCCTAGTTCCGCAAGAGCATCAGAGTCGAACATAATCCGACCGTAGCGATTCTCTTCTGGTTCAAGTGATACAATCTCAATGATATCACTAGTAATCTTCTTAGGCTGCTTTACAGGCTCTACGAATACCCAGTTGGTCAACATATGAAGACCTTCTTCGTTCTCGTAGGCATATACCTGAGTAGCAAATCCACCACTTGGGTCGTACTCAGCACGATAGTGGCGTTTCTTTTCATCCATTACCTGCATACCATCGACCATTACGTGGTGGTGTAGGTATACAGTATCCCCAACTTTCACTGGAGTTTTGTGTTTAGCGGGTACTGCGACTACTTTCCCTTGCGGAATGCGGTGTTCGAACTCGCTAAACTTGGACGAAAGGTACATTTCCTGACCACCAACGGTGAC